CTAGTGATATTTTAAGCAATAATGGTGATGAAGCATTTTCTACTAAATTCAATAGAAACTTTGAAAAATGTAAGGTATATGACGAAGATATTGATTTTGGCTATGGTGAAAAAATGCAAATATCTTCCAAAATACGCGAAGATATTAATATAGAAAAAGTTATAAAAAAAGACAAAATAGATAATGAAACTTTTAATAATTTATTTAATAAAAAAGTTCCTATTAACAAACAATTGGTAAAATATAAAGAGCCCGAACCACTATTGATGGCTAAAACTTTAAATTTCACAGAGTTAGGAAGTAAAAAATCCGACGATTATACATGTACACCTGAAAAATCTAAAATATTAGCATATACAGATTATATGAAGGCACATGATGGTTCGCGACTTGTTGACACTTCTATAATAAATAATAATAAGACATTTAAAAATATTAATGAATATAAAAAATATAGTGATTCTAAAATTGAAAAACAATTATCACAAAAAGAATTAAAACATCAAGAGTTAAAAAGGATAAAAGAAGAAAAAGAAGAAATGATGCGATTAAAAAGGTTAGAAAAATATGATAAACGTATTGAAAAATCATATAATAAAGCTAATAAATTATTTTTAAATTAGTAGATTATGTTATTTTCTGTTATTTGTAAGTGTCGTGCGCATATCTCTGCTACCATCCTTATTCACAAATTGAGGCATATTATAACGTTTATCTTTTGTCCCATCCGCCTTTGTGGGTATTTTTAAATCTGTTGTTCCTCTCTTAGTTGTCTGAGTATTGGCTGATTTAGGTGGCATATCTTATTATAATATAATAATAAGAACACATGATCAATTTTTTATTTTAGCGTTTATAAAATCTATATTTTTTTCCGTGTCTTCCCATCCTTGCTGAAACAATTTTCTTGATTTATCTTTATCTATATATATATAATTTTCTGCTGAAAAAGTCCTACCCCACATATTTTTATGTATTATTATGTTATTAACATTTTCTTCATCTGTTAATTTATCTTTTTGATTTTTATAATTATATTTAATATCTCCGTCAATATAATGCGAACCCTTATATTCTCTTGAAAAGCTATTGCCTGATAAATATGGTAAATACGAACTACATAGGCAAAAATTAATTAAATCTTCTATATTATCAAAATTACTTTTTTTTTCTATATCCATATTAAAAAAATTACCTACTATTTTCGTTGATATTATTGATATTTTGTTTAAGTTTTTAGCATCTTTATTTTTATAACGATTTTTTAAATTATTTTCTACATTCTTTTGAAAGGTTTTCATGTCATTCTGTAATTTAATATTTGTCAATTCTCCACCAATCGCATAATCCCATATTTTGTCATGGTCGCTTAAATCATCTTCTTGTGTATATAAAAGAGAGCACCATGCTCCCCCTGAAATACCATTTATTCTATAATCTGTTTTGTCAGTTATATTTACGTGTTTCTTAATATATCCAACAACACCTATGCTATATGGTAAGAACAAGCCTGTTCCAAATACATTTATATTTATATATCCCATCGCGTTTAATACTTGGTTTAAAATGCTTAATGATATTAGCAATACTTTTTTCATATACTTATTTTAATTTAATTTTTTAATTTTTTTATTTTTTAACCCATTTTGATTTTTCCTCCGTTAAATCTCTATTTCTCATATATACTAAGAAATTTTTAACTTCTTCTATATTATCTTGTGTAAAAAATGATTTTAGCTCATCAATACACATTTGCTTATTTTGTATAACAGATAAAATAATATTATTCATTTGCTTTTTATATTTATCAGATATAAAAGGTGGTTGGTCTATTAACCAATTATCTCGCATTTTCTTATAAGTATCTTTATTAATCATTAAAGTTTCTGTCATATCATTATCATAAAGTATATTAATTTCTTCATCTACTATATTAATTGATACAATACTATTTTCTATATTTTCCATTTAATATATTATTATATTTATATTTTTTATATATTTACTTAATAGATATATAAACATAAAATGGAAAGAGGAATGATTATGGTTTTACATTCTGTAATTATAGGATTAATTTTATACATATTTATGGTTTTTTTATTAAAACAAAAACCAGAAATAGCAGAAAATAGAAGTATATTAATCGCTGCAGTAATATTGATATATATGATCGTATTCGGTCACGGATTACCAAATAAATTTAATAAGTCATTATAATAACTCATTATAACTCATTATAACTCATTATAACTCATTATAACTCATTATAAAAAATCATATAAGCATATTTATTATTAATATTGAAATTATCAACATTAGAAACATCTATATCATTATATAAATGATATTCTGGTGTATCATTATTACATATTGCGACATAATGGCCCCCGTCAATGTTACCAGTATGTAATGCCAATGATGATAATGAATATTTTTTTTCCACGTTTACGTTATTTAATATAGTTCCTTTTGTGAATTTTAATACATCATTTATATTAATTGGTTCATCGTTTTTTTTATATAAATCACAGAATCGATTAACAACTATTACTAATACTTTCGGTAAATCCCATATTTTTGATTGTTTTTTATATATAGATTTTGTATTACAATTTTCACATTTCCATTCGTCACATTTTACCTCTTCTTTATATAATTCATTTATCATTTCGACAACTGACATATTACTTCGCGTAATATTTAAATTTAATGTAATAAATGATTCAAAATTATATAACGTATTATTACAATTAAGACATGTTATTATATTTAGGTAAAATCCTTGTATACATGACTGATATTTAGAAACCTTATTTTTATTTAATTTAATATTATAATGTTCAAATCTCTTTTTTAATGGACTTTTATCCAATAATAGTTTTGCAAAATCATTATCGTTATTTATGACAATACCTTTATTTAATATATCCTTAATTTTTATATTACTTATTCTGCTATAATATCTATCGTCTTCATTAACCTCTTTTATTATTTCTTGTGATAAAAATATCCACAATTCATATATATCAATTTGCTCCCCATATTTAAATATACCATTTAGTATTTTAAATATATTATTAATAAATTTGCGAGGTCTCAAGGATTTTTTCTTTTCGTGCATTAATACTAATATTTCTTTTAAATTATCTGCTATTCCATCTTTCTTTAAATCATATTCTAATATTATATTTCTAAGATAATTGTTGCGACATATAATTTGTACTAAACTATTTATAGCACACGTAGAACCTAAGTTTTCTAATCCTTGCATAATACATTATTATATACTTACGAAATATTTTTATATCATCTTAAAAAAATATATGTCTTTATAATAGATATGCCAAGTAAAAAAAGTGTAAAAGCATCACAGAGAAAAACTTCATCAAGAAGCCCTAAATCAAGAAGCTCTAAATCAAGAAGCTCTAATTCAAGAAGCTCGCGAACTATGAATAATTTTGATGTTGAAAATTTTCAGCAGAAGATTAGAATGACAACACCTCTGTCTCTAAATAACAGCGAAGAAACTCATGGTTCATTAAAGAGTGGCATAGTATTAAATATTATAGGTGGTATAGTTGCTATAATTATTAATATAAATGCTTTAGTATGGTTAAATAAATTAGAAACCATAAAATGCGAATGTAGCGGCCACTGGATGCGCGAATATATTAAATATTATTTATATGTAGCTATACCCGTATTTATAATAAATTTAATTATATATTTATACGCATTCGCGGCAAATGATTATAGTGTATTATTATCAAATAATAACCCTGTTATGTCTATATACGGAGGGTTTGTAGGTATCGTATCCCTATTTGGATTCGTAAATATATTTATTGCTATAATTTTTATCAATAAACTAAAAGAATTAAATTGTGAATGTAGTGAAGATATTAAACGCGAGGTATATTGGATTTACAATATAATATTAGCATCTATAATATTATTAGTAATAATATTTATGTTAATATCTATTCCATTTGTTGTAATGAATAATAGATAAATAACTCTAATATCTAATCAAGGTCTTCAACATTAGGTTCTTCTGGGATTCCACCCGAAGGCATATCTGGCATATCTGGCATTCCTCCCGCCGGCATTTGACTGCTATAGAACTTCTGCATTAGAGGATTTACCTTCTCCTCAAGTTCCTTTTGCTTATTTTTATAAGTTTCAATATCTTCGTCAGGATTGTCTTCTAACCATTTTAATCCATCATCAATAATAGGATCGATTTCTTCCTTAATTTCATCAATAGATGGAGGAGAATTTTCATTCTTTTTCATAGAATTCTTAAGATTATACAAATAATTTTCTAATCCATTCTTTGTTTCAATCAATTCCTTTTGCTTATTATCTTCTTCTTTAAATTCTTCGGCCTTTTTAATCATTTCTTCAATCTGCTCTTTTGACAATCTGCCTTTATCATTTGTAATAGTAATATTATTTGTTTTCTTTGTAGATTTTTCTTCTGCGGTAATATTCATAATTCCATTAGCATCTACATCAAATGATACTTCAATTTGTGCCTGTCCACGAGGCATCGGTGGAATACCATCTAAATGGAAACTACCGAGAAGATTATTATCCTTAGTAAATCCTCTTTCACCTTCATAAATTTTAATATCTACACCTGGTTGATTGTCTGAATATGTTGAAAAAGTTTGCGATTTTTTTGTAGGAATAGTTGTATTTCTCTCAATAATTTTAGTCATTACACCCCCCGCTGTTTCAATACCAAGAGATAGTGGTGCCACATCAAGTAGTAGTAGTTCGTTTGTTTTACTATTTCCTTGACCGGTTAAGATAGATGCTTGAACCGCAGCACCATAGGCCACCGCCTCATCCGGATTTAGCGATTTATTCAATTGTTTTCCATTAAAATATTCAGATAAAAGTTCTTGAAGTCTTGGAATTCGTGTAGTACCACCTACAAGAACAATCTCGTGAATATCTCCTTTACTCATTTTAGCATCTTTTAGCAACTGATCTAGAGGTTTTAATGTTCGTTGAAATACTTTATCTGCAAGTGATTCAAATTTGGCTCGCGACAACGAAGTATTATAATCAACACCATCCATTAAAGAATCGACTTCAATAGTAGTTGTTGAAGATGCTGACAAATTCTTTTTAGCCTTTTCTGCAGCGATATTAAGTCTTTTCAATGCTCTGGCATTCTCTCTAACATCCATCTTATGTTTCTTTTTGATATCCTCGCATAGATAATCAACGATTAAATTATCAATATCAGAACCCCCGAGATGTGTATCGCCACCAGTTGATTTTACCTCAAAAATACCACCATCTAGTGTTAAAATAGATACATCATGAGTACCGCCACCACAATCAAATACAAGAATATTTTTTTCTGTTTTATCTCCCGTTTTATCAAGCCCATAAGCAATTGCTGCGGCGGTTGGCTCATTAATAATACGCAATACTTCCAACCCAGCAATAGCTCCAGCATCCTTTGTTGCCTGACGCTGCGAATCATTAAAATATGCAGGCACGGTAATTACAACTTTTTTTAGAGGATGCCCCAAATATGATTCTGTTGTTTCTTTTAAACGCTGAATTACCATTGCCGAAATTTCTTCGGGATGAAATGTTTTATCCTCATTTTTATATTTAACATTAATTAATGGTTTATTATTATTATCACCAGATACATTAAAAGACCACAATTTAACATCATGTTGTACTACTTCATCTGTATATTTTCTACCAATTAAACGCTTAGTATCATAAATAGTATTTTTAGGATTCATAGTTGACTGATTTTTAGCAGCATCACCTACAAGTTTTTCATTATCGTTAAATGATACATATGAAGGGATAATACGTGATCCCGTCTGTGTATCTGGGATAATTTCAACGCGATCATTAATCCAAATAGCAGCACAGCTTGTAGTAGTTCCAATGTCAAAACCCGCGGCAATATCTTCGTTATTAGTCATTAATTCCTGATTTTTCTTATGGTTATAATATCATAAAATATCTTTATATATTTTTATATATTTATAAAAAATAAACGCATGTGATTATTAGATATAAAAGAGTACATAATCTCTTAAAAATATAAAAATATAAACTTTTATAAAAAACCTTTAAAAAAATTAATTATGTACTCTTTTCGTTTTAATTTATAAATTATTATAAATATAAAAAGTAAATAGAAACATTTAAAAATGGAAGTTGACCTTAATAATACATTCGCTTATGATAAAATTATGTTACATATTGATTCTAATAACGGAACCTTTATGAACTCAGACGAATTCTCTTTCTATATTAAATTTAGCGATACTATTAAAAATGCTATATCTATACAAATTATTGATATTACCGTAATAACAAATACACAATATACATCCGATGATAAATTCTATATATCTTTAAACGATTTTGATAGAGAAATTTCATATATTAAACAACCTGATAATAATATTAATGAAATAAAATATTTTGCTATGGTTCCTTATGAAGGTAACGTCGTTGATACAAATAAATATAAATCGCGTTTAATAATATCTACAAATTTTGGAAGCTTTGCCTCATCATTTAACCACACCATAAATCCTGTGCTACAAACTTTAAATAGATTTGATTTATCTTTAAAAGACAAAAATAATAATATATATAAAAAATCTGATATACATAGCATTAAACTTAATATATGTATATATAGTGTTAAGAAAAATTTATCATAAAAATATATAAGAAACATATTAATATGATATTTAAAATGAAACTTAATCTTATTAATAATTATAAGACCATATACTATAATTTAAATGTTAATTTTTATCTTGTTCTAAATCTTATTTTACCTATATTTAACGATGTTATTATTAATCTTCAAAGTGAAGCTACTAAACTTCTTATGAATGACGTAAAAACATTGAAAAAAATTAAAATTAATGATTTTATAAATGAATTGTCAGAATGTAAAAAGCTATTATTAAATAATGAGCAAAATATTTATATTATTCAATATAATGATATTCAAAATAAAGAATTAGAGTCTCATTTTATATGTGAGGATACTGACAAAGATGATACAGGTGAAGATGATACAGGTGGAGATGATACAAGCGAAGATGATACAAGTGGGGATGATACCTGTGGTGATGATACATGTGGTGATGATACAGGTAATTTTGAAATTAAAGAATTTATATTGAAAAAACTTGATTAGACATATTTTAATGTTAATCGCTTTTTCCATAATTTTTTAATATCATCTTCTTTATTTATAATACCATAGCATTCACTACGTAATCTCTTTTTAATTTCATTTTTAATATCATTTTTAATATACTCCTCGTATTTATTTATATAATAAAGGTTCTCGGCAGCACCCGCGTCATTGTTTAAAAATATTTTATTTTTAATATATTCCAAATATAAGAAATATATATTAGTATCTAAACTTCCTGTTATGAACCCATTTTTATTATTAATAGAGAAGCATTCATTTTTACATTGAATTATTTTTATTATATTAAAAGTATCATTATTACTCAAATTTACTATACTTATATCGTAATAATTATATAAGTTAATATTATCCTTTCTATAAAGCTTTGATAATATTTTATAATTTGATTTATCTACATAGTTGTTTAAAATATTTATAATGTCCTGCTTTGATTTAATATATTCATTTGATAATATAGTAATATATCTGGATTTTTCACTAAGTCTAAAGCAACAATTCTTATTTTTAATAGTATATAATCTTAATGGATAACTATCTATAATCGGGCATTTATTTGTTTTTATATATTCCAAAACAATATTAACCATATTATTATAATTCTCATTTAAACATAAGCATTTTTTAACTACTATATCGCTTTCTTTTGTTGGATAAACTTTATTTAAAATATTTAATCTATTGTATATTTTTTCCCATCTCCATCCAGATTGTTCTGGGCGGGCCAATTCAAAATATAAATTAAGCTTCATATATTCTAATGGTATTATCTTGTATTTATCTTTGTAATACTTTAATTTATTCTCTTTTTTATTTGTATATTTTATTATTTTATCATATATTTCAGGTTCTATAAATGTAACATCAAATATTTGCTTTCCATATACATATATTTTTAATGTTCCATCATGTTTGGCATATTTTATTTTAATAAACTTATAGTTTTGTTTTTTAATTAATTTTGCCAATTCTAACGAGTCACTATATGGATCTTTAGAATAACAATCATAATCATTAATAGTATATTTTTTATAAAATTTATATTTTTGTGGTAAACATAGATTTATAACAAGTCCCCCATATAATATTAATTTTTTTTTAATAATAAACTTTGATATAATATTTATTACCTTTTCAAATTCGTGATATAGCAATCTCAATTGTTTTTCTTCAATTTTATCAATAATATCGTTAATATTATTTGATTGCGACATTTATATTTATCTAATCTAAATAAATATATTAAAAAAAACTTATGATTAATAGTTAATTATTTTCATATTTTTAGACTTTTTTTTTACCCTTTTTTTTAGGGGCATATTTTATATTATCTTGAATAGTTTTTTTATTTAAATAAACCTTTTTACCATATTTATTTATAATAAATTTTCCATCCTTCGGACCAGTATAAACCTTGATAGACCCTCCTTCAAAACTCATTAATTCAAACTGAGTCATTTTAATTTATTCTCTATTATATAAGGATATTTTTTTAATTTAATTCTTCATATTCTCTATATTCAAATTTAGGCATTATACTACCAACTTGCGTATTTTCCATGGCTTCTTTTAATGGCGTTCCTTGAAATTCATTAGATTTTATAATCATAACCGGATTTACTACCTGTTTTGTTCCATAAGAACAAACATTCGGGCGATATAATGGATCGCCTCTATAGTGCTGTTTATAAGATATGGGATTATATATTCTATTTCCAGATATATAACTCTTATCATTTTTAATATCACTATATCTAATCATTCTACCCGTTTCTTTATCAATTACTAATTCGCTCTGATTTAATCTATTCGTATTATCTACCATTAAATCGCCTCCATTATTTCCATCGCCTCCATTATTTCCGCCACCGCCAGCGCCTCCATTATTTCCGCCAGCGCCACCGCCTCCATTATTTCCGCCACCGCCAGCGCCACCGCTTCCATTATTTGCTGAGCTACTATATGGTTTACTCATATTTTTGTCTTTGTCATTTAATGTAATATTGATATTTATTGCCTTATCGCTATTTTGAATAATTTCAGATATATATTCTTTTGTTTTCATGTCTAATTCTTTACTTTCAATACTATTTGGAGTATTCTTAGTCGCGTCTGTTTGAAGTGCTATAGGAGTTTCTAATGATTTTCTTTTTACTACATCTTGTCTTTTTAATCCATTTGCTATTAATCTTAACTCGTATAATACAAAATGATTATTAAATATTTCTAATAATTTTTTATCATTCATAGTATATTCTCGCATTACAGCAGCTTCAAAAAGTGAATATTTATCATGCATTAGAAATGCCTTAAACAAATAATCATTATATTGTAAATGTATATAACATTGCTTTATAGGCACCTTCATTTTAAATGGTATTTCCTTGTTAAATTGTGCTATATACATTGGCTCTAATTTATCCATTAGCTTTATATTTGATATTTGTGTAACTAATCCAGGCTCTATATCATTTGACTGCATTTTAACAATCATTTTATATTCTGTAGAATTATATATCTGTAATTTTAATTTTTCTTCATCAATATTTTTTTCATAAAAATCTTGTAGGTTCTTTCGTAATTCATTTCCCGTCGGTTGTCTATTCAATAATGACTTATATATATCTATTATTATATATTCATTAATGCTATTCTGTGATATTGAAGACACATCATCTTTATAACTACTTTCGCTATAAGGCAAATAACTATCATCTATAGGATCATTAATGTTTTTATCTAAATCATCATTACTTTGCTTATAATATAAATATTGTGTATTAAGACTAAATTCTTGATTTGTCGATTCAAACTCATAATCTTCTAATGGCTTATATTTATATATACTATCATCCATGCTTACATTCGTTGAACCCGCAAATGACGCATCCAATCCCTTCTCTTTAATAGTATCGTTATTTATATCTCGAATTTTTTTATTTATTCTAATATTATTATCTAATTCATAATAAGGTTGAAACTTATTATTATCTACTATTATATATGAATCATATGTTAATTTACTATCACCTATAATATTCGATAGTTCTCTTCTTGTAAATGATATTAAATTTTCCCCTTCTATATTTTCATATGATTTTGCTAACACCTTCTCTTTTATTGCTTCCCTAATACTCACATTTAATATTTCTTTATAATTCAATGTTACATAACTTTCTGTTATTGAACCTAAACTTCTCCACCTTAAGCCCATATCTAAATATATTTTAGTATTATCATAGGGTTTGTAAAATTTACCTTCAACATCTATATAAGTATCATAAGATATATCCTTGATATCAAGGCTAAATAATTCATCTTCATTTATTATAACAGGTGATACATATTTACTTTTTAATATTGTACGTAATTTATCATTATTAATTTTTGTTCCATTAGGCTCTCGTGTACCTACATAAATCCATTTTAATCCTATTCCATTCTCATTTTTTGTTTCAAAATGTTCTATATTATTTCTATAGTATATACTATAAACCTCTTTATTAAAGCAAGCTAAAAATACAATAAATAGTAACATTATTAATAGTATTATTACTACATTATTTTTCAAATATTTCATATAAGTCTCTTTATAATTTATCAATAAATTAAAAAGAGTACATAATTGTTATTTTCTAAGAGATTTCACATTTTTTATAAAAATTAAATTATTTTTAAATTATGTACTCAAAAAAATAATATAAGGTTATATTTACATAATATTGTAATAATAGTAAGATATTACCATAATATGTCATATAGTTCAAAAAAAAGAATGAGGATGTCTAGTGACGCGCATAATCAATGTAGTAGCGACGATGAGACTTCTGAAAATACAAATAGTGTGAATATTTATTCGCTAAATAATCACATTTATTTCTCAGACAGCATTACTCAAAAAACTGCTTTTCAATTGTGTAAAAATTTAAGAATTCTGGAATCAACTCTGCGAATGGATTCTATTAATACTAATGTTGATCCTGAAATTTATTTACACATTACAACATCTGGTGGATGCGTAAGCTCAGCCTTTTCAATAGTTGATTGTATGAATAACTTGAAAATCCCAGTAAATACAGTAATTGAAGGTGATGTATCATCGGCTGGGACTATTATCAGTATTAATGGTAATAAAAGATATATTTCAGAAAATTCATATGTTCTTATACACGAACTGCGTTCTGGATGCTGGGGAAAGCTCACGTATATTGATGATACATATAAAAATTGTATGAAAGTACAAAATCATATTAATGATATTTATCTTAAAAAAACTAAATTGAGCAAAAAAATGCTCGCTACTCTTTTAATTAAGGACCTACAATTTAATGCCGAAGAAAGTATTAAAATGGGAATCGCAGATGAAATTTATAAATAAAATAATTTTAACATTAAACTTTATTCTTTTTATATAGTAAAAATGAAGGACATATTTTTTACAGATTTATATATAAATGCTATATTATTATTTTATATATTGTTCTTTAGCATCTCAATTTCTATATATATATTATTAAACGATGAATATAATACTATATTAAGAATTATATCAATTATTATAATATTTTCATCTATCTATTTATTTTTGCAAAAGGAAACATTTCTACCATTTTTGGGTACAACATTTATCCCAAACAATTTATTTGATGGAGAAAAATATCCCGAGGGTTCTAATCTAAATTATACTATTAATATGTCTGATTATGATGATGGAACTAAAGTTATATACTGGGCGTCCAATAATACTGGAAAAATAATACAAAATCCTTATGATGCTTATAAAGATTTTCATAATTCTGGAATAGCGATTGTTAAAAATGGAAAAGCAGAGATACGTATTTATTGCCCTGATAAATACAAAGTTAAAAATATGTATTTGTTGAAAAAACATTTTCATTATCGTATAATTGATAATAAAAAAGGATTCGTAAGTCCCGTTCAAACATTTTATGTAAATTGTTAATTACTATTTTATGGTTTTTGGTATTTGGTATTTAATTGTTCTATTTTTACCTAAAATTGATAAACATTTTAATATAATATTATTGCCAATATGCCACGCTACGGAACTCACCTACAATACGACATCGTTGACTTTTATGAAAACGTCAACGATAATGTTGTTCTCACTATTCACGATAACATTCGTGACAATGAAGAAGAACTTTCAAGCATCAACGATAAGATATCACTATTGCTAAAAGCATCTTGGGATACTTATTATGACCGCGAGAATATTGGCCAAATTGAACAATTCGCAAAGTTTCATGATGAAACAAAATTGCTATATGATAGCGATTATATTATATTTGATCTGGATGAAAAATATGTTAAATCATCTGACGGACAGGATTATCGCAATTGGATATACGAAAGCGAAATTCATGATATTTATAAAAAACTTATAAAAAATAAAAAAAAAATTATCTCTGTATTGAACGATAGTTACATATCATCTGGAGTGGCTCTCGCTCTCTTGCGTAATGTGTAATTATATATCTATGTGTTTTATATATTTTATATTTTTATATTTTTATATTTTTATATTTTTATATTCAATATGCCTTGAATTAATTTGTTCTATTATACTAAAAAATTGATATAATTTTTAGTATGTAGTTATTGGAGCCCAACATGCCCCGTTATTATTCTCGCATTGAGAGTATGGTAATCAACTTCTACAAAGAAAAGGATTACAACACGACGCTTCGCATTCACGACAATCTCAAGTTCAACGAATTGGAAAGTTCTATTATCGACGACCATTTGAATATTGTATACAAAGCTCTCGAGGATGTTGTATACAAAAAAAACAAGTCTTACTTTAAAGATTTTGCTGATATGGCCGGCGAAACCAGTATTCTTGAAGATAGTGGTTATTGTGTATATGAACTGAATGAGATGTATATCATCGCAAATGATGGTGTATCTGCGCGTGATTGGATTTATGAGTCTGAGCTCATCGAGTTTAGCAAAAAATTAAAAGAAAACAAAAAAAAGATTAAGGCTGCTATTTCCGAACTCGTTGTATCTTCGGGTGTAGAAATGGCGCTTCTCTACGCCAACTACTCCCCGCAATCTGTTTAGATTATCTTTAGTATGTGTTTATATATTTATATATTTTTATATTTTTATATTTTTATATTTATATATTTTTATATTTTTATATTTTTATATTTTTATATTTTTATATTTTATTCATATATATATATATATGTGTTGTATTAATTTGTTTAATTATAATAAAATATAGTATATAGTTATTTGGGGCAAAAATGTCATATTACTATTCTTGTCTAGAGAATATGATGTACGACTTCTATTATCAAAAGGATTATAGAACAGCACTGCGCATCTACGACAATATTAAAGATAATGAAAAAGAACTCGATTATGTTGAAGCAAACGCAAATATTGTATTTAGTGCTATCATGGATATTGAATATAAAAAAAACAAGTCTTATTTTAAAAAATTTGCTGATATGGCCGGTGAAACCAGTATTCTTGAAGATAGTGGTTATTGTATATATGACCTAAATGAGATGTATATTATCGCAAAAGATGGTATATCTGCGCGCGATTGGATTTATGAGTCCGAGCTCATGGAGTTTAGCAAAAAATTAAATGAAAACAAAAAAAAGATTAAGGCCGCTATTTCCGAACTCGTTGTATCTTCTGGAGTAGCAATGGCTCTTCTCTATACCAACTACTCGCAGCAATGTGCCGTTCGTGTTTAGATATATTATATATTTTTTATAATTAACATAAATAATTATAGTTTCTATATATTATATATTTTATAATTTCCTCATGAAATAAATATGATGCTACAAATGATAGTATATGCCATATTTGATGACTATTTCCAATATAATCTGTATAATTATATAATACCTTTTCAGGTATTTTTGCCGAATATATTATAAACCCTATCATATAAATCGTAAGAGGTCCCGCGAAGTTATAAACAATATATTTATTAACATTTTCTTTATAATTATAATTAATATATATATACCCTATTATTATTCCTAAATTATAAGAACTAAAATATATCAATATATAATTATATTTTTTAATAATATCTAAATAACATAATAATATTATACCTCCAAATAAATATATACAAGAAGCTATTATATACATATTCAAATAATTACTTATACACCAAAACCAATAATACATAATTATGAAATTAGAAGAGCAAATTATCAATATTATTGTTAATAAATCTAATTTCAATAATATTATATAATTATAATAGTCATTCGGTATAAAAGTATGATATATTGTTGATATTCCAAATGTTATTATTGATATCAAATCATATAATAATAATATTATATAATTATAATATAATATATTATCACTTTGTAATATATCTATCGCATTATTAACATTCCCGATATCATTGATATTCGCGATATCTGTGATATTCCCGATATCAGTGATATTCGCTATATTACACATTTTATAATTTATTACATCATACCACAATATATATAAAAATGTTATTAAACTTATTAAGTGAGACCATATATTTATAGTTTCATTATGTATCTTGAATATACTAAATAAACATTCGCCAATATTTTTTTTACTTCTATAGCCATATATTATATAATCCCTTTTTGTCCATTCGGGTATACTATCTTCAACAATACTATCGCTTGGAATATTATCACTCATCATTATAGATAATTAATATTATAATATTTATTTAAAATTCTTTTATATTCTTTTTGCTCCTTTGCTATACTACTATCAACTATATTATAAATTATACCATCATATTTGCTATATAATATTGAAATATTATTATATTTTATTATTAATTTGTTTTTGAATATATCCCTTATACTATCATTTACAATAAGTTCTATAGTATTGTCTATCATTTTATTATAGGCATTATAGAGTATCTTGTTATTAACTTCGTTATTATATTCGTCATATCTAATATATTCGTCGTATTCGTCGTATTCGTAATAACATTTGCTTTTAATCAAATCATCTAATAAATTTTCATAAAAATCTGCCTTTCTATTTTTTAATATTTCTTTAAGATTATTATGCCATTTTTTACATACTAAGCAGTTTTTATAAGATGGGTTTATTTTGATATATGAAAAATATAAGTCGTCGAACATATATTTTATAATAAAATAATCTATATATATATATTAATATTCTTATGTCCGATATATTCAATTTCCTTTGGAGCTATAACTATTTTATTTTCATAATAGCTAATATAAGAAGCCCATAAACTTTCTAATGAACTTGATATTATATTATGTTTAAACATTGACATCAATATTAATCTAACTCCGTCATCCATATTATTACAGGTGTCGCATTTATCTATGATATCATCTATATAATAACAATTATGTGCTTCAAATAATTTTTTATTATTATCATTATCATTTCCAATATTTCCAAAAACAACTATATTCTTTTTATCTATTGTATTTAGTGCGGTTTTATAATATTCTTCATTACAACATTGATAATCTAATGATATCATGTCGTCGTCTGTTGTATCGTCGCCGAAATATTTTAATATATCCCGATATTTATAATATGCTTCATACATCATATCTTCGTTATTGTATGCTATATCCAAAATCCTCTTTTTAATATCATCATCAAAAACCTTTTTATAATTTTTAATAGCTACGTTATTAATACTCGCATCACCAATTTCACCAATATTATCAATATCGACGAATCCATATTCATTATATTCATAAAATTTAAATACATTATTGAACATATTATTTAATTTATTATTGTCGTTTTTATTTAAAATTATTTTAACTTTATTAACATCTCTTTTCTTATATTTAATGCTCAATAGATTAGATATTTGAAATAATTGTTCACCAATAGTTCCATTGATATTTATTGTAATATAAGAAAGTTTTCTATTCATTTATTATTATAATTATAATATAAATCTTTAAATATATAATAATTAAAAATTGATATCAATATTATTACAATATAATATTACGCAAATAATACAGCCATGTATATCGCCGATTCATTTTTAGACTTATTGAAATATGACAATTTTGAATATATTTTAAATATTCTCGCTAATGATATTGAAATTCACATTAATAAAATCACAAAAAAAATAAATAAGTTAAATGCTATGTTAAAACCTTTGCGTATTACATATTATCCCGAACACGAATATACTGATATTTTCTATATAAACGTCAGCTATTGTATGTCCCAATATTTATATGGAATTCTAAATGAAGAAAATGTTGTTTTCATTAATATTTATAATGATTTATACGCCCAAGAATATGGAAAAACTTTTGTTAGTAAAATATTAAATAAACCAACATATTTTGATATTTTGCTGGAAGCTAATAAATCAGTAGTTGTAACAAATAATTACGATCATAAGTTTTTAGAAGGTATTTATTTAATACCGCGTAAGAAAGTATTTATTTATTCAGGAGTAAGACCTAAAAAAAATGTTAAATATTATGAATTATTGATGTGTAGTTAATATGTGTATACTCGTATATAAATATATTCATATATTCATATATTCATATATTCATATAAAAAATATATAATATTTATTTTTTTCGCTATATTTTAGCTATCGTTTCGCTAGGGTCAGCGGATACTCGGCTTCATTGCGTTTTTTTAAAATGCTTTAAGTTTTCTCTATTCATTCGCAAAGATATTATAATATATTCCATATCTAAATCTACCTTACAATGATTGTCTTCAATACCGCGATACTTATAGATAGACATCATCCTAATGCTCTTCATACAAGTTAATAATTCGGGGTGTTCTATCTCACTCAATACATACAAATCCTTGTATCTCATCAGCATATTTGGCGCATCTTGCTTATACGTGAAGTCTTCAATGCTAAGATTATCCATCAATGCGTTTTTGCTACTATTCATAAATCTATTTGGTGTAGGAATTACGCATAACATTTCATAATATGTCGCAACAGCAATGATTTTACCACCGCTATTAGATGTGATGAACCATAATACGTCTCCCTTCTTAACATTGTTGATAAAGCAAATGCTGGCATTAGAATTATCCGGAATACCCCATACATTGATTTTTGATGATTTCATAAAATTATCACCATCACCAACGCGAATAATCCAATTGTTATTCAACCCATTTTCTTCTTGCGCGATATCATCATATTTCCTCTTTAAATTGGCATCTTGATCCCCTAATATTTCTATATAATTATCATTCATCCGCGTAACAAGAATACAATTATTTTTACGCGGATTAATATTTATTTCAGCCTTAGTCTGCTCTTCGCTTATAAAAGCACTTTTACCCACCTTCGGCGTAGGATAAGCAGCCGTCTTTTTAACCTTCAGCGTAGGGGCAGCAGCCGTCTTTTTAATCTTCGGCATAGGAATCGGAGTGTCTGGTCTAACTCTTGGAAAATAAAATGTAACCTTCTTATCAATCTTCGGCATAGCAGCTCTACACTTACACTTACACTTACACTCTGACGACATTTTCTCTTCTAACTTGTTCGCGACTCACCCGCGACTCGCTTGTGACTCGCTTGCGACTCTCTTGCGACTCGTTTGCGACTCGCTCGCTACTCTCTCGCGACTTTCTTGTAACTTGCTCGCGACTCTCTTGATTGGCTTTTTTGGCACTTAATAGCGAAATTTTTTTTCTGTCATTTTTTTAAATATTTAGAACACATTATGGTTTCAATATTTATTGTATACTAAACATGCTCTCAAAGTCATTATAGTCATCATCATTTTCTATTATTTTTAAATTATATTTAGTAAAAGCAGGGTGAATTTTTAAAGGTAACTTTTCACTTACAATTTTATTGTTTTTGTATAAATTTATAATTTTTCTTAAATACAATTCTTTTAGCCTTTTATTAAATTTTATATCTACATATATTTCCGCTATATTTATTGATTTGTTAATATTATATTTATTATCAATTATTCCTCGCCATGTTATATAATATAAATAAATATAATCATATTCTTTACCATCTTTCATTATTCTTTTTAAATATAATTCAACGTCATATCTCGTTTTTTCTACATCTTTCTTACCACTCCGAATATCTTTCCTAAAATCCCTCTTATTTAAAGTAATTAATATTTTTAACTTTTCTTCTTCTGTCATTGGTATTCTTGTAATAGGGTTTATTAAATTATCATCTTTAATTTTTCTCCAATATTTATATAGAAATGACGCATCATACAAATAATAATAATTTGCTTGTTTTTCTACATCTCTATAAGATATCTTAATTATTTTTTTTAATTTCGAATAAGACATTTTTCCCCATTCTTCTAATGATATCGGATCTGTATGATTTTCTGTAATTTTATTAGTATATCCTGTATTATCTAATAAAAAATTCAATAAATTTTCTTTTTTAGTTTTACCATTTATAATTACTTTTGAACTAGAATCTCCTGATGATAGACTTGCAGGTGACTCAAAATCAAGAGGCTCTTCATATGTATTTTTAATTAAAAAATTATCATAATTAATCAACATATTAATTAGTTTAATATTTTGTATAAAAATTCTTCCCGTACTTTGATAATAATTATCATTAATAAATAAAGCAATTTTTAACATCATATTATAGAAAGGCATCTTGGCTATTATTTTTTTTTTAAAAGTATTTTTAGTTACCTTATCATCCGTATCGTGTATTATTGCTTTTTTAAATTCATAAATAATTATAGCATCATAAAACTCAATAAATATATGCGTCAATATATTCATTCTTAAATTTTTGAAGTCATCTTCTTTTTCATAATCAAGTGGATCATACGTACTTAATAATTTTTTAAAATTATTAAAATAATTATCGAATTCTTCAGTTTTATTTTTATTAATTAATTCATAGATATTATAGTCGTTAATAATATTTCTCATTATATCAATATATTTATGATATTCATTAAACCTACCACCACTATTTTCTTGTATATGCTCTTTTAATTTTTTAATATTGTCTTTATATTCACCTTTAACATATTCATCTAATAATATGTATTCCATGATTGAATCAAATCTTTTATCTTCATAAATAATGCTATTGAAATAAAATGGCCGAATCAATATATAGAAAGTATCATCCAAACTTAAAGGTAGTTTTTTTAATTTTATTCTTTTAATAGTTTTTGATTTTGCCACCATAGTTTGCGGAAGTTGCGAAGTTTGCGGAAGTTGCCGTGGTGGTAGAGGTTTGATTTTTATTTTTTTTGAACTTTTAGGGCTATTCATTATATACCTTCTTATTATAATTAATTTAAATATTTTTAATATTTTTAATATTTTTAATATTTTTAATATT